GAATATATTGACTTTCGTCAATTACTGTTACTTGTACGCCGGGTGATATGAGAGCCATGGTTGAATCCTTTTCAAGTTCTAATATTTATAGAGACCTTGAAAAAAACAGCCGTTTTGAATACCTTTGGCAAAGGTCCATGCCGCTAAATACCGTATGAGACCCATTTGTCAAGCCTGTCACCAGCGACCTTGTGCTGTGAACTACAAACGTGATGACATCACACACTATCGATCAAGGTGTGAGACTTGTGCTAGGAAGGGACGTGGACTAAAACCTAGAGAGCCACGCTGGAAATCAGCTGGCTATAAGAAAAAGATGAGTTGCGATCGCTGTGGATTCAAAGCCAAATACGCTGGTCAGATCTTTGTGTATCACGTGGATGGCAACTTGAACAATGCCGCACTTAAGAATCTCAAATCAGTTTGTAGAAACTGTGAAGTAGAGCTGTCTAAGAGCGATCTTGCGTGGCGGCAGGGCGATCTTGAACCAGACTCTTGACCTGCTGATACAAGTCATCCAAGGTACCGTTGTTGTCTAACACAGCGTCAAATTCAGTGCCCACCCATGCAGTTTCTGATGCATGAATCCCCAGCTTTTCTAGTTTTCGATGACTTAGTGCCCAAGTTGAATTGCCATTAGCGCCACGATTCACACTCACAGCTGAATTATACCATGTAGGCTCTGGTCCACGTATAACTCTAATCACACGCCCACCAGCATTTTTAATAGCTAGAATTTCGTTGGGAAAACGGCAATCTGAAATCACAACATCATCTTGGCTGTGACGCAGTTTGTTTTCTAAACTGGCAATCCAGATATCATCGTGAAATCCTGCTCTACACACTTCGGTGCCCCAGTACTGCAAGATCCAACGTGGCGTTAGGGTGGGCATGCCCAGGCGTTCTGCCCACCATGGATCCACACGCTCACGCCATTCACGAGCTTGTTTTGTGCGCCCTTCCAGCATGGTTCGGTCCCAACCAAACACTTGTGCCACAGCATCTTTTAGTGTTGAAGCAAAACTTTCTCTGCGAAAGTGGTGTAAATTTACAAGGTAGTCAGCAATAGTGTCTTTGCCAGACCCAATGAATCCACAGATGCCAATGATCATTTTAACTCCCGAACGTTGAGATATTTAAGTGTATTTTGTAGCATGCCAATTTGTCTGCGACAGTCTTCTAGTGCATGGTGTGTGGTAGGAGGCATGGGTTGTTCAGGCCATAACGAGAACACTGTGCGGCTATCACGTACCATATAGTATTGCCAGGGCAGGGGTTTGTTGTAACTCTTGTAGGCATGCTCTAGGATGTTCATGTCGTATGTTGGACCTTGTGCCCACACACGTTTGGCATGCCAAATCAGCCGGCCCAGGCCATCCAATGCTTGATCTAAGGGTATACGGTCTTCTTCGGAGAATGCTTCGTCACGCACCACAGCAGGTTGTGTGGCCCACCATTCTATAGTGCCTTGCTGTATGCTACGAGTTTCTTGGCTTTCCAAGGTAACTCTGGCATAGAATGATTGCTCATAATGGCCCGTGCCAAACGGATCAAATGCTTGGGCAGCAATGGTAAGAATAGTAGTGTCGGGGCCTGTTCCCAAGCCTTCAAGGTCAATCATCAAGTCCATTTGATGATTATAACAGATTTATGACTGTGTGTCTAGTGTGTGTTAACCAATTACCCAAGTAAGAGGTTGCGAACCATCCACATACATTTTGAGTTGCTCAAGTAGTCCATCCATTTGGGTTTGAGCTTCGGCTTTCATGGCAGCGCCATTTAGACTACCACCGCCCTGCGGTCCGGCGATAGTGCCAAACTTTTCACGTGCTTCACCAATGATCATTTTACAGTTGGCCACCATGTAGTCACGGATCCATTGTGATATTTGATAGTCACTCAGCAAGTTGATTTCAGGTTTTAGATTGTACGTCCAAATCAACACAGCTTCACCGGTGTTTTTAGGATCACGCATGAGTTGTAATTTTTTAGTAACCTGATTGAATGTGTAATTAAAAAAGCCGCCAAACATCTTGGCAGCCAACTCAACGTATTGACTGTAAAAGTCGTAGGTAGCAAGGCCGCCTGCCACGTTAAAGTTCATCAAGTAAACATTTAATGATGCTTGTGCAAACGGATCAAAATTTGACGCAAAGGGTCCGCTAGAATCACCAAAAGTTCTGCGAAAGCACTGGCGCACACTCACAACTTCTTGGGGTAGTGTGTAGATGTTTTCGTCTTTGACTAGTGTGAAAAAACTATAACTTTCTTCATACGCATTGTTGGCTCGTTGACGGTAGGTGCCAATTGTTTTGGCATACGCGGCTTCGTAGTGTGCTGGATCCAATTCTAAATCAATGATTTGACTGCCCAGTTGAAGCTGTACATATTCAATGAGATTTTGTTTGAGCTGAGATAGTGTGTCTTGCTGTTCTGCCATAGGAACTCCAGTGCTATATTTATAGCTTGATGCTGCCTTTGCGTACCGGAGCAATCATTATATTTTTTCTATGTGTAGGACAAAACTTACACTGAGCAATAGGGTTGTTTAGACTTTCTAAAAACTCATCTTTATATTCAGCAAAATTATCCACTGTAAGCGGCTGGTAGGAGTTTAGTAGTTCTCGGTCGCTATCAGAAATATCAAATTTATGTTGAAGATCAAACTCAGGCAAGAGTGCCGCAGGGCCGCATTTGTACAGTTTGCCACGTATAAAATGATAGCTTTTAAATTTTACAAAAGTGCATGCGTCATGTGCTATTGCAGGGTCATTGTTGAATAATGCATAACGCCCTTCTGGGTTAACTTGCACTGTAGATGTATCAAAACTGTTTTGAAAATAAACATTTATAAACACACCATTGCGGTCTGAATATTGATAGTCAGCGTTCCACAAATCAGGACGGTGCGTGTTTTGTTTTACAGGACCTTCCAAAAATTCATGTATGTCTGCTTGTAATTGCTCCAAGTCTGCTAAATTGTGCAAACTTATGGCAATACTGTTCTTGTTTCCGTTCCGTGGTTTGGCATGTGCAATAGCGTCATACAGGCCCCGTACTTGGGTAAGTCGGGTGCCATTTGTTAGCACTTGCACTTCAATCCCAAATGCATCGTTAAGGCCGTGTATCCATTCTACGATTGTGGGATTGAGCAAAGGCTCACCGCCCATTATGGTGATGGCCTTTAGATCAATTAACTCTGCCCACTGCTTGTATTGTTCAGCATGATCGCTCCATCGTTGCCAGCCCTTGAAATCAAAATTATTAAATCTATTACATTGTTCGCAAGTTAGATTGCAAACGTTGGTAATGTAAACTTCAATTTTGTTAAAAACAGTGCGGGCATTGTTAGGCGTCATTGCTCCTATTTACCAACTCTTTAGTATGATCAAGTTTTCTGTGCCACGGGCATTCCATGCAGTTTCTGTGGCTTTGATGTCCTTGAACGCTTTGCGGGCGGCTGGTTTGCCTGCACCTGTAATGCCTTTCAGCTGTTCTGCTGGCTTGCGCAGAGTCTTTTGTACTGTATCCACAGTTGAGTAGCCAATGATTGAGTTGTTCTTTACAGTGAATGACTGTGTGTGGCTGTCTGCCACAAGGTGGATGAGCTTGCGTTTTTTGCTGTCATACAACCAGGCTTCTGTTTTGTCCACAAGACTTGCGGCTGGCAATGATTTGAGTTTGAGTTCTGCAAACTCTACCTGCATCTTAAACTTGGCGGCCCGCTTCTCCGGCGGCACTGCTTTGACCTTGCGCGGCTTGCGTTCCACTTTCTTGATCTGTACATAAGCACCGCAGTCGTTGACCACTGCTTCACAAAACTTGATCACATTACGCAATTGTATTTTGGAGAGATGACTGTAGCCTTCAACCAACTGGGGATCTTTGCCTTCTACCACATGCTCAAACTCTGTGAGCTTGCGTTTCCAATTGTCTGTAATTTGACTGATCATTTGCGGTGCAATGTTTAGGCCACGCATGATTGTGACAGGCTTGAAGTCTGCTGTCATTTTGGCACCACTCAGCAAGAACTCGTCAAACAAGCCTTCCAATTCGCCGTTGCACTCTGCTGTCTTTTCGCGCAGTCGGTCTTGGATGGTAATTCGTGGTGTGGTATCTTCCACCACTACTTCGGGCACAACTTCGTTTTGTTTGCTGTCCAGTATTTCTCGCAGTTGGTTTTCTAATTTGAGCTGTTCTGTATCTAACAGTTCCAATCCAACCATGCTCATGCGACACAGCCAGCCTGTGGTCAGTCGAATTGCCGAATCCGGAATGCCCTTGAGCAACCGTACATCTGCCTTACGGTCATGTGTTTCCAGATAGTTTACAATCATGTCCCGGGCATCTTTTTTGCCATAAAAATAATTGTACCAGGAGAATGCTTCACTCAATTTGGTTTTTCTGTATTCAGTGGGCTGGATTTGCCAGGTGGGCTCTGTGCCCAGAATGTTGGTGTCGGAACTGCGGGGGTTTAGCAGTTTGATTTTGAATGTGGTGCTCATGTGTGTCCTTACTTATGTTACAGGTAAATCTCGGCAGAGTTCAAACAATTGCGTGGCACGTTTGAGTTTAAAGTTTTTGTGGTTGTACATGTACTTTCTCTTGCGCTCTGCAATGTCCAGGGCCTCCATCAGACGCCATTTGGTGTCAAAGTCTGACTGCATCAAAATACGATTCATATCCACAATGTCCAGGCTGTACTCCACCCATTTTTCTGTGGCTTTTATTAGGTCATAGGGCACCACTGCTTTGGACTTGTTGGCAGTAGAGTACTTTGCAACAAAATTTGCTGCCTTTTGCATACGGGCTCCTGTAGTGAACAAGTGTGTATTATAGCAGATCGTGATTATTTGGTCAACTGGGCAGAAAGTAGTACTAAAGTAAGATCTGATTCCCTGCGGAAGGAGACCCAGAATGGGCGGTTGGCGCGGCCGTTGTTTTTGCCAAAGTAAGCATGCCAATCGTTGGTGGGCATGTAGCCTCGGCCTCCCAGTTTGGTCTTGCATATTTGTTCAAAAGATGTGCCTTCCCCCAGCCAACTATCACATCGCACAGCAATCACATGCCCGTGCTGTTTGTATTGGCGGAATCTGCGGTCCAGTTTAACTACTTTCATGCCCAAAGTATAACAGGTTGTGAATTATTGGTCAACCGGCCCATAAATATATGTTATGCCACGTCTAAGTTTATACCGCCCAAATCGCACAAGAGACTACCAATTTTTTGACCGCACCATCAGTGAAATGTACACTGTGGGCGGATTAGATATCTATGTTCACAAATATCTGGGCCCACAAACTGGGGGCGAGGACTCTGCGCTGTCGGGCAATGCTGATGCCACACAGCCCATTTATGATGAGCAAAGCCCCTTAAACATTCAAGACTTGCTGTTGCTGGAAAACAGAGACAGAGTGTATGCTCCAGATATCTATGTCATGCGCGGTGTGTATCGTGTGCAGGATGTGGACTTTGATCTAACACAATTTGGATTGTTTTTAAACTCAGATACCTTGTTTGTGACCTTTCACTACAACGATATGATAGATACGTTTGGTCGCAAACTCATGAACGGTGATGTTATTGAAGTGCCAAACCTGAAAGATTATAATCCCCTAAATGCTGCCTTGCCATTAGCCTTGCCCAGATACTATGTGATCCAGGATGCTAACTTTGCGTCAGAAGGTTTCAGTCAAACTTGGTTGCCGCACTTGTGGCGCATCAAGGCCACACCACTGACCAATGCACAAGAATACAACAGCATACTAGACAAGCCGTTTGTGTCTGAATACATTTGGGATCCGGGTGATTTCTATCCTGGCGGTAGCATTGTGAATTACGGTGATGTGTATTATCGAGCCACGAGAAATGTGCCTGCTGGCACAGAAATTACAGATACAACTTATTGGTCTGAGTATACTCCGCCCACAATCTCTGACATGCAAAGTACCCGACCCAAAGATCAACAGATCAATGACGACATACTTGCACAGGCCAATGTGGAAGTTCCACTCAGTGGGTACGATGTTGAAAAGTTCTATGTTGTGGCCACACTGGACGATGGCCAACCTGCCAATCCGACCAGCCTGAGCACAATTGACGGCACCACAGTGGATGGTACACAGGGTGGCATGAACATCACTCCACGAGCAGATGGTTATACAGCAGGCTATCTAACTGGTGATGGTTTTGCTCCTAACGGCTTGCCTGTGACTCCAGGTGTGAGCTTTCCAGCCAATGCTGTGAGTGGCGATTACTGTTTGAGACTGGACTACAAACCCAACAGACTGTTTCGCTACAACGGAAGATCATGGATCAAGATCGAGGAAAAAGTGCGAACACAACTAGACAATGCCGCAACCAATCAAACACAACGCTCAGGTTTTGTGAACAATACATACACTACCAATACCACGGACTTGGGTGCTGTACCACAGCGTCAGAGTTTGAGTCAAGCTCTCAAACCCAAGGCAGACAATGGTGACCAAGGCGGCTTCTTGCCACCTAACCCACCACCACCTTATTCAAGATAAACATGCAACAATTTTTTTACGACGCACAAATACGCAGGTTCCTACTGCAATTTACCAGAATCTTTTCAGGATTCCAAATTGAGTACGGCAACGAAACTGACGGCGTAAACAAAGCCACCCTGTTGCGTGTGCCTGTGCGCTATGGTGATTCCAGTCGCAATGCACAGACCATCATTCAAGAAAACTCTGCCAGTGCATTGCCATCAACTCCCTTAATGACTTTTTACATCAACAATCTTGAATACGATCGACCAAGAATACAAGATCCCACTTTTGTGGACAGATTCTCAGTGCGCCAACGCACATACGACACTGCTACAGAATCATACGACACCACACAAGGCAATGCATTTACCATTGAACGACTGATGCCTGTGCCGTACAAGTTGAGTGTAACACTGGACATTTGGACATCAAACACCAATCAGAAATTGCAATTATTTGAACAGATTTTGACCCTGTTTAATCCTTCGTTAGAACTACAAAGTACAGACAACTACATTGACTGGTCAAGTTTGAGTGTGATGTATTTGGATCAACTGAGTTGGAGTTCAAGAACTATTCCAATGGGCACAGAAAATCCCATTGATATTGCCAGCATCAAATTCTCCATGCCCATATGGATTTCATCTCCAGCCAAGATCAAGAAACTGGGTGTGGTGGAACGCATCATTGCCGGCATCTTTGACGCACAAGGTGACGCTGCTGATGCCATAACCAACAACGATCTGTTGCTGGGAACTCGTCCCATGTTCACACCGTGGGGTTACAAACTGGTTGTGATCAACAATCAGATTCAAGTGCTGCCGGCTCGTACTGTGGTGCCCAATGGTGCTTATGCGGACTTAGATCCCACTGCTATTGTGGCAGATTCGCCATTGTTATGGCCTGCTGTGATTTCAGCGTATGGCGTGTTGCGTCCGGGTATCAGTCAGATTAGATTGAATCGTCCTGTTGAATCGCCGCCAGACAGTGACAGTCCACCCATTATTGGCACCATTGTGATCAACCCTGATGATGATCGATTGGTCATATTCACTCCTGATGCAGACACAGCACCACAAAATACGCTGAATCCAATTGACGCTATCATTGATCCGCTGATCAGTGGTCCAGGAGACGGATTGCCGTCACCTGTTACAGGTGTGCGTTACTTGTTGACCGAAAGCACTGGCAACTATGACAATGTGGCCAACCCTACTGCTTGGGCAGGCACAGCAGGACAGCCGTTGGTGGCGTCAGCCAATGACATCATTGAGTGGGATGGCGCACGTTGGCGTGTGTCATTTGTGAGTGCGGGAGAAACTGCGGTGCAGTATGTGACCAACATAACTACTGGTACACAATATGAATGGACTGGAGCAGAATGGACCAAAAGTTATCAAGGGGAATACCCAGCAGGCACCTGGAGCCTAGTACTGTAAAAGCAGTGGGTGTATGGTTCCTGGCCCGTGACACTGGCCGTTATCTATATCTCTTAAGAAATGACGTCAAACATCCTGGCGCATGGGGATTACCTGGCGGCAAGGTAGAAGCAGGCGAAACGCTGTTGGGCGGAATGGAACGTGAATGCCAAGAGGAATTAGGCAGTTTTCCAGACTATCGTCGACTCATGCCACTAGAAAAATTCACATCAGCAGATGGTGTGTTTGAATATCACACCTGGGTTTGTGTGCTGGATCAAGAATTTCAGCCTGTGTTAAACGACGAACACATTGGCTATGCATGGATTGCTGTGGGCACATGGCCCAAGCCCATGCATCCTGGCTTGTGGAGCACACTAAACATTGATAGTGTTCAACAAAAACTGGCTGCTGTGGAACGAGTAGAGTTGGCCAGTTTGTGACTTATGCGTTTTCCAAAGCGGTTATACGAGCGGTTAGTTGGGTGATGAGTGCTTGTTGTTGTTCTAGTAAAGTTTGTAAACTAGAGACTTGGGGGTCAGTCTGATATACAGGGACGGGTGCTTCTAAAAAAGCAAGGTGATGGGCTACCAATTCGGGAATTTCAGTTTCACTGTTTGCACAAAAAACATTAAAGTTAATTTTTTCCCCCAAATGTTCCATTGAAATATTATATCCAAATGATTGGTCTTGAATCTTGTTGACAGTATATTCCATTTTTTTCCTTAAGCTGTATCCCTTGTTCGGACAAAGAAGAACCCAAATGTAGCAGTTCCACCATAATTATTAGTCCAAGTATACCCACCAATACCACTGTTATAAGCAAAAGATCCAGCTTGAGCAATGACGTTTGAAACTACAGTTACTGCTCCGCCACCGCAAAGGTACAATGTTATAGCTCCATTAAACCAATTATTCACTACTAGCATTCCTGACGCACTAGGAAAATCAACTGTGCCGCCGTTAGCAATACTGGTAGCTCCTCCAGTTACGTCAACTGTGTATTTACCAGGTGTTTGAGTAATTTTAAAGTTACCGTCATAAGTAAGGCGCATCCGCTCACCCCAGCCGCCGTTGTAGGTTTGGAAAGCAATATTGCCAGAAGCAGTTCTTGAGCCAATAACTCCTGTATTTTGGTTGGTCATTGAACCCAACCACAAGCCTGCCCCATTGCCTGAATCATCTTCAATTAGAGCAAAACCAAGTTTGGTGTTTGCGGTTCCTGCGCCTGTGCCAGATGCAATAACTTGAAGTTTCCCATCAGGAGCAGAACCCCCTGTTCTCCCAACTTGAAGCACCCCGTCGGAGCTGATTCGCATATTTTCGGTAAATCCACCTACCCCGGTTATTGCTGACCATGCGCCGAATGTAAGCGCAGTGCCAGATTTAACGCCTACTGCTGAGTTTGCGCTTGAATGACCGCTCCATACGCCAACAAATTTTGAGTTATCAGAGTTGCTGGCAAAAATGTTTGTACCAGTGCTTGTACTTGCTGATTGAATTAAAAACGCATATGACGCATCACTAAATTTACCAGTAGAAGGTGATGTAGTCCCAACACCCAAGTTACCGCCTTCATCAAGGTACATCATGGTTTGAGCATTTTGTCTTTCATAAAATCCAAGACCACCTGCTGACGCAGAATCAGCATAAATTTCCCAAGTGCCAGAGCCAGTTGTTGTTGAGCTAAGTCTTAATGCGGGTTTAAGTCCAGAAATCATCAAACCACCAGAGCCAGCGGTAAATGATGGCGAACTCGTCCCAATACCCAAATTTGTACCATCAAAAACCAGCGCAGTACCACTTGTTGCTACCTTGGAGTCATTGAGATATACCACACCATTGGCTGTGCCATAAGACAAAGTTTGATTAGATGTGAAAGTGGCATTGTTTGCACTGATGTTGCCGGCTGCTGATATCAACCCACCTGTTAAGATATTGCCGCCGGTTACGTTGCCAGTTACGCTGGCTGCACCACTTACGTTGGCACCATTGCTAACTACCCAGATGTTGCCGGTGCTGTTGTAGGTGATACTTGCATACTGTGCGCCAGCTGGGCCAACTTCAATACCACCTCCATTAGCAGCGGCGGCAGTGGCTGCATTGTTGGCCATGTTAATGGTCAAGTCATTTGTGGTAACGTTGTTGGAGTTGATATATGTTACATTACCAGTAACACTCAAATTACCTTGAATGAAAACTGCGCCACTTGATCCTGCAGAAGCAGGATCAATTGTGATTATACTATCAGTTGAGCTGATTGTGTTGCCGGTTAACGACAATGTACCAGCTGTTAATCCAGTAGTTGCAATTACGTTACCGCCAGCAATATTACCGGTTGCGGAGATCAATCCACCTGTTAGGATATTGCCACTGGTTGTGTTGGCTGTAACAGTTAAACTGCCTAATGTGCCAACACTTGTGATGTTTGTTTGTGCGGCTGTGGTCAATGTGCCCACAATGTTGGTACCTGACAAGTTGCCACCCAATACATTGCCAGTGGCACTAATCACGCCAGTGGCCAATACATTGCCACTGTTCACATTGTCACTCACGTTGATACTCACAAACGTATTGCTGACAGATGTGCTCACCGTCCATGCTGTGGCCGCACTGCTGTAAGTATAAGTTATACCATTAATGTTGGCTTGCTGACCATTAGTTGGTGATGTTGGAAATGCCATTATAATCTTCCTACTGCAATTTCAATTGTGCCAGATGCGCCAACAAAGTCTTCAACTGCTTTGCCAATCACTGTGCCCATGGCCGGTGTGGCACATGCCTGTGCATGACCATTACCTGCTGACACCATCATATCGCCTTTGCGTACAGGTCCGATCACCAGGGTTGGAACTCGGCCAGACAGTGCCACGGCTGCTGTGTGCGTGGATTCCAAAGTGGAATTCATCAAGTGAGCCGGATTTGTAGATACCACACCGGCTATTCTATTACTTCCGGATTCCACACTCAATGTTATTTCGCATGTGCCACCAAAATCTACCACTGTGCCTGGTGGATATTCGGCATCAGCGGAATACAATTCTGCCAAGTCAGCATATTTGGCTGTAGTTGATACACCACTAAAAGTAGCAGCATAAACAATACTACTATCTGAATCTAAGAAAATTCTTGAGACTCCAGCCGAAGCAACATACATTCCCCAACGATTTACTGGTACACCTGAACTACCGCCAACGTTGGCAGTTTGTCCTGAATATCCATAGCCTATGCCGTACATGTTATTGAGACTGGTGGCTAAAGGAACATAAGAGCCGCCAATAGAATAAATTGCTCCTGATGTACTAATTGTCTCAATGGAATTATAATTTCCATTGAGATATCCCGTTCCGGCTGCGGTACGAGTAATAGCCCCGCCTACACTGGTAACACCAGAAATTGTCACACTACTCAATGTACCAACTGATGTAATATTTGGTTGGGCTGCTGTGGTTACTGTACTAGCTGTGGTTGAGCTGCCTGCACTCGTTGCATAAGTTGCATTGGCCACAGTGCCTGACACATTGGCGCCTGGTATTGACGTTAATCCAGCACCTGATCCATTGAATTGACTACCAGTTACTGTGCCAGTTGCCGAAATCAATCCGGCTGTTCGTAAGTTACCACCAGTTATATTGCCGGTAGCTGATATAATACCACCAGTTAAGATGTTACCACCAGTTATGTTGGCTGTTACAGTAACGGTATTGGCAGAAATTACATTGGCACCAGTTAAGTTACCACCCGATCCTGCTCCTGTAATAATATTGCCGCCAGTGATGTTGCCACTAGCAGAAATCAATCCATTGACAAATACATTTGCATTTGAATAAACATTACCACTGCCATTGGGTGTGAAATTGATGTTGGCATTTGCCGCAGAAGTTTGTAGATCTAAATTGCCTGTGTTGTCAACGATGCCGCCACTGAGAACAAGATTGCCACCGGTTATGTTACCAGTTGCAGATATCAATCCGCCGGTTAAGATGTTGCCGCCAGTTATGTTAGCTGTAACTGATACAGTTGTGCCAGTATGTGTTGTGGCATTGACATTTGCACCACCCAAGATGTTACCGCCAGTGATGTTGCCAGTTGCAGATATCACACCACCTGTGAGTAAATTACCGCTAGTGGTATTGGCGGTGACTGTTAATGAACCTAATGTACCAAGTGCGGTAATGTTTGTTTGTGAGGCTGTGGTCAGTGTACCCACAATGCTAGTGCCTGATAAATTACCACCTGTGATGTTGCCAGTAGAACTTATTAGTCCACCTGTTAGGACGTTACCACCTGTTACGTTACCTGTTACTAATAAACTACCCAATGTACCAACCGAAGTCACTTGTGTTTGACTTGCATTTACACTAAACGTGGTGCCAGTAAGTGTAAGGCCAGTCCCAGCACTATATGTGCCAGATCCTGAAAACTGTGTAAATGTTATGTTATTGCCAGCGAATCCAATATTTGATACAGTAGAAGTTTGAATCCATCCGGTGTTGCCGTATGTGGCACCATTGGTAACAAACATAAAGTCGCCAGCTTCAACTTCGGGCACAGTGTTGTAATCACTTGCACGAGTAATTGCTGTGGCATTGCTCCAAACATACACACCATTGGTCACTGCATTGGCTTCATTCAGCACTAGAATTCTAGTGCCTGCTGTTTGCACATTCACTGTGTCAATCAAGTTGAATGTGCCGGTTGTGCTCAGTGTAGCACCAACGCCATTGGATCCTGGACCATTGTAATAGGTAATTGTTCCGCTAGTGATAGTGGCCAGCGTGGTTGGAGTAGCAGCCGTTACAGCATCATGTACATTAAGTCCGGTAACAAAATTATCAACATACAGTTTGTTTACAGCATCACCATCAGCTACCGGAGTAGGTACGTTGTTGATGTATTCGTTGTTGACATTGATGTTACCAGTTGCGCTGAGTGTTAGATCACCAGTAGATACTAGTGTTAATCCGGTGCCAACCACTTGGTTGGTGTTGACATTGCCACCTGTGATATTGCCTGTGGCATTAATCAACCCACCAGTTAGTAAATTACCACCTGTTACGTTTGCCGTTACTGATACAGTAGTACCTGTATGTGTAGTAGCATTAACATTGGCTCCACCCAATACGTTACCACCAGTGATATTACCAGTTGCGGATATCACACCACCAGCTAAAATATTGTCGCCGGTAATGTTGCCCGATACGCTGACTGTGTTGCCAGTAATAGACGGTGTGGCACCTTGTAAAACAGTATTTCCACCTGCAGGATTGGTAATAGTTACAGCCGTGGCATTAGCACTAATCTGAGCATTTCCCAAATATATTGTGCTGTTACTCAGCCACAAGTCTTTCCAACGCTGTGTTGATGTTCCCAAATCATATGTGACGTTGGCGCTGGGCAACACATTGCCTTTTATAGTCACTGCATCAGTGCTGACCACAGCTACGTTTGAAGTTCCGCCTACGCCTACAGAAATATTGCCGCCTGAACTCACAACAGTGACGTTTGATGTGCCGTTGTTGATGTTTGATACTGATGTGATCACACCAGTCAACAATGCACCATTACCAAAAATGTAATTACCAGTAATATTACCAGTGGCCGATACCAGACCCGCAGTTAGTAAATTACCACTTGATGTATTTCCACTAACAGTTAAACTGGCAAATGTAGTAGGAGGACTTTGATCAACCCAAGCGTTGCCAGTTCCGTCATTGACATAGAGATATAATTTATCTGCGTAAGAGTCGTACCAGTTGTCACCGGGTACTGCACCAGATGGTGCTGTGTTTGCTACTGTGGTCCATTTGTAAACTCGGACACCACTAGAAATAACATTACCACCAGTTATGTTGCCGCTTGCACTCAATTCACCTGTGATGTATCCACCAGTTGTGGAAAAAACAGCAACGTTTCCTGTGCCACCCACGCCAACTGTGACATTGCCCCCTGAACTAACAACTGTGACATTTGACGTGCCATTGTTTATATTTGACACTGATGTGATAACACCAGTTAGCAATGCGCCATTGCCAAAAATGTAACTGCCGGTTACATTCCCGCTTGCACTGACATAGCCACCTGAAAATAAATTACCTACTGATGCTTCGCCTGTGCTGAGAAACCCACTGTTGACATTACCAGTGGTGCTGACAGTGGCAGCGTATACCGTGCCGGTTCCTGATACTACGCCAGTACCAAACAAAACATTGTTAGCAGTTATATTGCCAGTGGTCGTGACTGGGCCAGTTAGGCTGACCAAATTGCCAGTGTAGGTTGGCAAGTAGTTGGCTACATCAGTATTGCTATAACTAACTGGCAGGCCAGTTAAGAATGCGCCGTTGCCAATAAAGTAGTTGGCAGTTGCAATATTACCAGCGATGCTGAATGCCTGCACAACGTTTAGCACGTTGGCAGATATTACATTGGCCTGAATTATGTTGGCAATGCTTAGAACACGAGTCCAGCTGGTATTAGCAGACGCATATTCGTATGCTACATTGTTTACAACGGCAATTTGCCCGTTAGTCGGCGACGTAGGAAAGCTCATTTAGCATCCTTATTGTTTGCCGATCACGACTTCAATTGTGCCCTCGCCGCCTGTAAAGTTTTCCAATGATTTACCAAGTATAGTACCCACAACTGGAACTGCATCCATGCATGCTCTTGCCCGTCCATTTCCATTTGATACCATTAAATCTCCTTTAGCGACTGGTCCTTCAACTTTTACAGGTACTCGACCAGTCAGTGCCACAGCAGCAATATACATGCCGCCGAGCCCTGCGTTCATCAAATACGCTGGGTTAGTTGATACCACTCCAGCAACTCGTTTGCTGGAATCTGTGGTACTTATTGTAACTTCCTCATCGCCTCCAAATTCAAGTACAGTACCTGGTTCGTATGCAGCATCTGCGCGATAGTTTTCTGCCAAGTCAGCATATTGTGCTGATGTGGCTTTGGCAAATACTGTGTTAAAATACACACTTGAGCTACCAATATTACCAATGCCGTTACCGTTAGCGTTTACAATGTTGCCGCCAGTGATTGTGCCAGTTGACACAGTCAAACTAGATCCTGTAATTGCAGCACCTGTGATTGCACCAGTTGCACTAATCAATCCACCTGTTCTCAAGTTACCAGCATCAACGTTACCAGTTACTGAAACTGTGGCACCTGTGTGTGTGGTAGCGTTAACGTTAGCACCACCTAGGATATTACCACCAGTAATGTTGCCAGCAGCAGAGATCAATCCACCTGTAAGTATATTTCCACCTGTGACGTTGCCAACAGCACTAATACCAAGACTGCTTACCCAAACGTTGCTTGTACTGTTATAAAGCCAAGTAATAAACGCACCACCAATTGGACCAACTTCGATACCACCACCATTGGCTGCGGCGCTGTTGATTGCATTGTTGGCATAGTTGACTGTTAAGTCGTTTGTGCTGACCACATTGGAGTTAATGGTAGTTGTTGTACCATTAACTTGCAAGTTACCGTTGATGATCACATGGCCTGTGTTGCCTATGTTGTACGGATCAATAGTAATTGTGTCACCTAAACTGCTGATCAAATCACCAGTAATAGTGATATTGCCTGTTCGAATATTACCACCAGTTACATTACCAGTTGCTGAAATTAATCCACCAGTTAGGATATTGCCACCTGTTGCATTGCCTGTAACTGTCAAACTGCCCAATGTACCAACTGCGGTAATATTTGTTTGGCTTGCTGTGGTCAGTGTACCTACAATATTAGTACCCGACAAGTTGCCACCGGTTACATTACCAGTTGCAGATATCAACCCGCCTGTTAAGATGTTACCACCTGTGATATTGCCTGTAGCACTCACTGTTGCACCAGTTATCCCTGCAGTAGCACCAGCTAATACAGTCTGGCCACCAGCTGGGTTTGTCAAAATTAGTGCTGTTGCGTTGGCACTCAATTGAGCATTACCAATGTAGATTGTGCTATTGGCCAACCACAAATCATTCCAACGTTGTGTAGAACTACCCAAGTTGTATGTGATGTTGGCACTAGGTAGCACATTGCCTTTCATGGTCAATGCGCCTTCACTAAACACAGCAACGTTCGAATTCCCGTTGATGGTTATGTTGGCATTGCCATTGGCAGTTTGAATGTCAATTTGGCTCGTGCCATTTTGTACTCTATCTCCAATGATGTTACCGCTGAGTGTGGCATTTCCTGTAACAGTCAAGTTACCGTTAATGGTCACGTCAGTTGAACTAACAACCATCACATTTGATGTGCCACCAACTGATGTTGTAACATTACCACCTGAGCTTACCACACGCACATTTGATGTGCCGTTTTGTATTGATGTAGCATCAATGCCAGTGAGTTGACTGCCATTACCAAAGTAGTTTTGAGCATACACATTGGCAAATGTTTGACTGGCACTACCAATGTCGTATGTGGCATTGGCATTGACCAACATACTGCCAGAAATAGCAATGTTAGCCACCACACCAGCCGCAAAAGCTGGACTTACAATGTCAACCCAATAGCTGGTTGTGCCATCATATGTGTATTCATACAAGATGTCAGTGCTAGTATTGTACCATTGATCACCAATGTTTGGTCCTGGAGGAGGTGTTGTGGATGCAGTGTAGGTAATACCAAATGTTCTTGGTGCACCGTTGGCATAGTAGAAGTTGTCGCTAAGGAAACCACCTGCTGCCGCATTGCCAGCAGTTGACACGTTGCCAGCGGTAATGTTACCACTTACGCTCAACAATCCATTGATGTATTCACCAGTTGTGGCAAACACAGCTACATTGCCAGTTCCGCCCACTCCAATTGAAACATTACCACCAGAGCTTACAACACGAACATTTGAGGTTCCATTTTGTATTGATGTAGCATCAATGCCAGTAAGTTGGCTACCGTTACCCAGGATGTAATTACCTGTGACATTGCCAGTTGCTGATACTTGTCCAGCAGTTAAGACATTGCCACCAGTTACGTTGGCAGTTGCAGAAATCAATCCACCAGTTAAGACATTGCCACCAGTTACGTTGCCTGTTGCTGTTACTACGCCATTACTAAAGACATTTTTTGCAAGCACCCAGGTGTTTGCATTTCCAGTTTGTACAATATTAGCACTTGAAAATATTCCAACAGCGTCAACTTGACCACTTGTGAACAGGCCAAATATGCCTGGGTCATTGGTGCTTTCACCAATCTTAACAGTTACATTACCGTTTGCACCCACTTGAGACAATACAATGCTGTCTGATTGAGTGTTACCACTAGCAACAAATGTTATTGTGCTATTTGCAGCGGCATTGCGCACACCTGCTGCAACAATGTTGCCGGTTGCACTAACAAGTCCACCGGTTAAGATGTTGCCGCCTGTGACATTGCCGCTTGCACTAAATTCACCTGTAACATATTCGCCTGTGGTTGCAAACACTGCCACGTTTGCTGTGCCGCCAATTCCAATGGCAACGTTGCCACCTGCGCTCACAACACGAACGTTTGAGTTTCCATTTTGAATGCCAGCGGCATCAATGCCAGTAAGTTGACTGCCGTTACCAATGAAATAGTTACCAGTGATGTTGCCAGTTGCTGACACTTGGCCAGCAGTCAGAATGTTGCCACCTGTGATGTTGGCCGCTGATGTAATTGTTGATGTGGCAGAAATCAATCCACCTGTTAAGACATTACCACCTGTGATATTACCTGTGGCACTTGCTGTGCCACCTGTGGCCAAGTTGCCACCTGTAATTGTGGCAGTAGCAGAGATCAATCCACCTGTTAAGACATTGCCACCTGTAATGTTGCCAGTAGCACTTGCTGTGCCACCTGTGGCCAAATTGCCACCAGTGATTGTATCAGCTGACGTAATTGTTGATGTAGCAGATATCAATCCACCTGTAAGCAAATTACCGCCGGTAACATTACCACTCACTGACAAATTGCCAAGTGTGCCAACTGATGTTAAACTTGAGAAAATCACATTTGAACTTAATGTGTTACCAGTTAAATTATTTGCATCAACACTGCTGGCTGTTACACCTGTTAGTTGTGAGCCGTTACCAATGAAGTAGTTGCCAGACACATTGCCAGTTGCAGATATCAATCCACCTGTTAAGACATTGCCACCTGTAATGTTGCCAGTTGCACTTGCTGTGCCACCTGTGGCCAAGTTGCCACCTGTAATTGTGGCTACAGCAGAGATCAATCCACCAGTTAATAGGTTTGCACCAGTGATGTTGGCTGCTGAGGTAATAGTTGATGTAGCAGAGATCAATCCACCTGTTAAGACATTGCCACCTGTAATGTTGCCAGTAGCACTTGCTGTGCCACCTGTGGCCAAGTTGCCACCTGTAATTGTAGCAGTAGCAGAGATCAATCCACCAGTGTTTAAATTACCAGCATCAACATTGCCTGTGGTACTCAAACTGGTACCTGTGGCAGCGCCAATGTTTGGAGTGGTTAGATTTGCACTGGCTTTGACAATGATATTGCCCGAGCCATCAAATGCTGTTGTAACGCCATCTACCAATGCACTAAACACCGAGCCGGTTAAACTTATACCTGCTTGAGTATTGGCTGTGTAACTGCCTGCTCCAGAGAACTGTGCAAACACAATATTTGTTGTGCCTACTGTGACTGGAGCATTGGTAGTACACACCCATCCTGTGTCAAGATTTGTTGATCCATATTCAACAAAGGTAAATGCGCCTGGTATTTCACCACTTGGACTGCCATTGTCAAAATCCAAGGAACGAGTCAGTATAAACGGAGTACCAGCACTGCCGACTTGAGTTACAACATAGATACCATTGTACGGAGCATTGCCACCAGTTTCGTTCTTGATCAACACACGTTCAGCTGCCGAAGGTGTTGTGCCATCTATACTCAATGCACCATTTGCATTGGCAGTAATGGTTGCACCTACTCCTGAGGCACCATTATCGTAAGTATATGCTGCCAGAGCAGTTGTAGTAGCAAGTCCTACACTTGCTTTAACGTCAAGACCTTGAGCAACTGCATCAACATATCCTTTGTTTGCTGCGTCAGCATCTTGTACTGGCGTAGCTAGATTATTGATCCATGTGTTGGCCGACAGTGCAATATTGCCTGTAGGATTAAGATTCAATACACCTGTTGAGGTAATTGTTAATGCAGTACCAACTACGGCATTTGTGTTGACATTGCCACCAGTAACATTACCAACTGCACTTACTGCACCGCCAGTGGTTATGTTTCCACCAGTTACATTACCTGTGGCAGATACCAATCCTGCGGTACGCAGGTTTCCAGCATCCACGTTGCCTGTTGCAGTTATCAATCCGCCTGTACTGATATTACCACCAATTACATTGGCAGTGGCCACAACGTTGGCGCCTGTTACGATGTTGCCTGTAGAACTAACCACTCCACCTGTTAAGATGTTACCACC